TTTCAAAAGCCATACCCATGCTATTGACAGAGCCTTTGTCTATAACACCTAGCAACTCAAGACCAGAGGCTGGTAGTGAAGCTGCACCAGCAATCAACTTTGCATAACCCCTGTAGTTTGATATTGCTATCTTGTCAAAGACATTTAAGTCTCTGCTCTCTAGGTCAATCCCTAGCTCACTGCTCCTAAGCTCTGAACTATCGAAGGTCATACCAGGAGGGTTTAGCTGGTAACCCTCAGAGCCAGGGTGGTATTCGGATGTATCCATCTCAGCAAAGCGTAAGTCTCTGAGTATTTGCTTTTCATATTCACTCCTAGGTCCGCTCATTCACTGGCTCCTTTTAGTTTTTTTCTTTTCTCAAGAAGCTGATTATACTCTTGTAACTTGTCTATAAGGTCGGATAACTCATCACTTCCTGGTGGAAGCAAAGGCATAACCTTTTTATTTTCCGAGAAAAAATGTCTTTCCAGAGGTTTAATAATAACTTCATCAAAGTTATCTGGATTATCTTCTCCATATTGTAGCCAGTTTTTATAGTCTCCCTCTTTAAGCGTTGGGTTCTGGTCTACAATAAAATTATTAAACGTAAGCATATTATTTAAGATAGCACCATTAGGTATTCTGTTTATAGTTCCAGATAATATATCCAATTCTTCATTGATTCCTCTGAATGTGTTTTCCTCAGTCAGCAGGCTTCTAGCGTAATCTTTTAATTGCTCCCCAGTGGCATCGGGATTTTGAAAAGCGTACACATCTAAATCTCTAGTAAGTGCGGTCATCTGTGCTTCTCTTTCTGCAAGTTTTCCTGTTGCTTTTAGAATCTGTATTGCACCATTATCCAACAGCCTACCATTTTCGTCTAGTAGACCAAAGCCTAGACTGGACCTTATAAAGTTAACTGACTCTTTCAATCCCCTATCTTGTAGTCTGTAAAATAACTCTGTCAAAATAGTCTCTTGACTTTTGGTATCTGACCCTGGGGGTCTGCCCGATGTTATATGGTTATTATTAGCAGCGTATTCTATATCGGCTAAACTTATTTCGCCCCTATACAAACCCCTTTCCAGACTTACATAAGTAATATCATCTCTACCATCTTTTATTGGACTAATGTAGTTAGATGATTTTCTTAGATTGTTCTCATACATTTGTCCATAATCTTCTGGGTTTTTTTCAGCAAGTTCTTTCTGTGTCTCAAGAGACGAGTTCATTGTATCTACGTCATTTTCCAAATACGCTTTGTCAAATTTAAGTTGTTCGTCAGCTATCTTAACTTTTACTTTTTCTTCGTGTATTTTGTCCTCGTTATCAAATATAGTTACAACTTTATTCTTGTATTCGTTAACTGAGTTTAGGAAAGACTCTTTATCTTCTATGGAGTCATAAAGTCTCCTTGGCATATCATCTTCCCCAAACATTGTAAAATCTTCCTGTTTAAAAGCATTGTTCATGTTTATTGCATTTTCAACATCCGTTATGCTTTCATCATAGTAGTCATCGTTTGCTACATATTTTACATAGAGACGTTGTTTTGCTGCCTCAGATACAGCAGCATAGGCATCCTTCACATAGTTTGCAACTTGAGTAGGGCTAGCCCCAACAGAAAGCAGCTTGTTTTTGCCTCTTTCTATTACTAATTCAACTTGGTCCTCCCATCTAAATTTAGTGTTTGCATCGTCATCTATCTCGAAACCAAGCTCTACTAAATTAAACTCCCCACCCATAGTTTCAAAATCAGCCTTGCTATCTTGACCTACATAACTAGGTATGCTTACGATAAGCTCTTGGGCATCAGCAGCAGCAGTAGCCTTTAGTTGTGCTACACCATTATCATAAACATCGTCTAGGTAAGATTTATAGGCAGCATTTGCTGTTGTAGCAAGAGATGAATAAACAGTTAAGGCTGACTCTGGGTCTGATACTAAGGCATCTTTTGCACCATCAGCAATACCAAATAGTAGAGCAGCCATACTATCTGCGGATGGTTCATTCGGTGTTCCTATAGCTTCTTTAGCTGTTGTTAACAATTCATTTATTTGAGCAGTGCTTGCAGCTTCTATGTCTGTTGTTAAAAGATTTATCCTAACAGCATCAACAGCTTTGTCAAAAGCGGTAGTACCAGTAGACAAAAACTTTTCTTTTGTTACTGGGTCTGCATTTAAAAAGTCTGCTACGTTTACAGGGTTGGCAACTCCAAAAGCCTTTCCTCTTTTTACAGCTTCATCAGACCCTTTCTCTATAACAAAATCTTTTATGGCATCTATTCTTTTACCTACTTCAGAAAACATTTCCGCTTGTTGAGAGAACTGTGGGAACTCTACACTTGGCACCCCTACACCACCTACAGTCCTCGTATAATTTCTTCTATCGACTGCCATTACCTACCACCTCCTGCGGGTATTGACTGTTTGTATCCAGTTCTTTTCTGAGCAGCCGATGGTTTGTCAAAGAGACCGCCCTGTTGTATGTTTACTATATCTGTACCAAGACCAGCTAAGGCAGAGAGTATGCCACCTGCCTGGGCTGCATCACCAGCTAGCTGTAAGTTTCTATATTGAACATTACCCATATTGCTTATTATCTCTTGATTAAGTTGTGCTGTTCTTAAATCTGTAGCTCCCTCAGCTATGCTAATAGTCTGACCAAGTAAAGCAGAACCAGAGGTTGTTAATATACCACCTGCTGCTCCTTTTGCTACAATAGCTGCCACAGCTCTGTTAGTATTTTTTAGAGCTTCAACCCCTTGCTCTCTTGCTTCAATTCTCTTTGCCTCATACTGTAACCTTGTAACGTCTGCTTGTGCATCATAGTACGCCTGCATAGCTGCTGCCTGTTGCATACTAGCAAATGCACTGCCTATAGATGAAGCTACTGATAATATTGTAAATATACTCATTGTCCTACACTCACTTTATATTCTATCCCAAGCAACGTAAAGAACAAAGGTTGGGATTGTGAAATAGTTATCTGTCCTTGTCTGTCAAAACCTAGCATGGGCTTTCTTCTTTTCAATCCTGTGAAGAATGATGATGCTGTGAAAGCTATGTCCTTACCATCTACTGTTAGGTTTTGTGATAAGTACACATTCGCTGTAGCCTCAACGATTCTCTTCTTCTGTGCGATTGTATTCCCACTTGGTAGCTTTAGCTCTACAGGTAGAGTCTTTACCTTTGGAGTATAATCCAAACCAACTTCTACATAGCTACTTGGGACAGCATCCAAAGTAATCGCACCAGAGGACACTACCTTGTTTGCTTGCATTGCATCATCGACTATCACCTTGACAGTCTCACCCTCTAAATGTGTTAGCCCACTCAAAGATGTACTACCTGGTAATGTGCCTCCAGAGAATAGTATAGCACTATCTGTAGTATTGTCATCATTGAAAGCTTCGACATAGTAAACATCTGACCCATTGATAGAACGCTTTACTACACAATAGACAGTCTCTACATCTACAGCTACGTTCAGAAACTTGTCTGATTTAGCGAAGTTTGTAACAGTTAGTCTTGTGCTGTCAGTTGTAGTTACTGTTAGATTGTCATCTCCTGGGACCACACGTTTGACTGTTACGACTGCTGCTGCTGGGTTCTTCACTACAAACTGACTGATGTTGCCAAAAGCAGTAAACAGGTTATCTGCTGTTGTATTGTTAGATGAGTTTGGTCTAAAGAAGTGTGTGTTGCCAGATGCAGATGATGGAGCTGAACTACCTACTGCCTCTGACTGTAACGTAATGACTGTGCCATTGTTATCTGTAAATGTAAGCTCTGTACCTGCAGCTATGTTTGCATAGTCTGATACTGTTATGGTTGCAACATCTGGACCTGTGCTTGCTAGGGATGGAGCTATAACATTCTGGTCTCTTAACAAAGAATACATAACTAGAGTGCCATCGGTATTGACTATCATAAGCATATCCCCTTCAGTTGTAGAAGTCGCTTTTCTCAAAGCCATATCTATAGGTGTACTTAGTAAATGTGAGGATAGTAGAGATATGTTGCTAGATACATACGACAGTTCAGTATCACTGAAAGAAAACTCTCTAACAGCCTTGCCACTTCTTTGTATAAACAATGTACCGCTTTCTACGCCTACAGGCTTGATGCCTTCTTTAGCACCTCTTCTTGTCGAACCATTGATAACAATATTGCTAGGTGTGATAGGGTCAAGAGATGATTGAGGTACAAAGAACTCACCACCCTTAGTAAAGATTTGTAAGTCTCTACCACTGAACAGTCCTATGATAGCGTTGACAGAATCTGTGTCTAAGGTTGCTTCGATGGAGTCATCATCTAATCCTTCGCCTGGGTTGAAGTCAAAGAACCTAGCCACCCTCGAACCAAACAATGTGTTTGGTCTTGACTTAGTACCACCTAGATACAGTCTGCCCTCATGGAATGTAGCTGTCCTTGGGTAACCCCTAGTGCCAGACCAAGTAACTTCATAACCAGACTCGACTACATAATCGCCACTAGCTATAGAGTTAGTGTCAAAGAAAGGTATCTCTACTATAGCCTCGACAACTGTGCCAGAGTTTAGTTTTACAATCCTTGCTCTGCCTAGACCATCCTTCACCTCTATGTATTGGTTGACACTATTAGCATCAAAGATAGACGAACCTGCTGTAATAGTAATACTACCATCTACTGCTGATGGGGTAACTGTCGTTGATGGCTCTGTGGTTGATGTAGTAAAAGCATGGAAAGGTACATGGTCAAAGCTGATAGCAGATATAGTCCATGTGCTATCGCTTCCTCCCCTTACGAGTTGGAAAGGTGTTAAGTCCTCATGCACTAACACTAGAGTATCAAAAGATTGTGCGAAGTCTAATGTGGATAACTTTGTTGAAGGTATGGCTGTTGTAAGGTAGTCATTGCCACTGCTGTTAATATTAGTTACCAGAGCTTTGTCTTTGTAGATATACAATCTGTTATGAGTAAACAAAAGCATATAGCTTTGTGTGGTTGAAAACTCAAAAGGTATGAGCCTTGTCCCATCTTCGGGTGATGCACCGCTATCTATTTGTTTGATAAACTGTAGACCTTGCCTTCTTTCTACACCACCTTGGGGTTGTACTGTTACATTCCTAGCCTTATCAAGACCATTGTAATATTGTCCAATATCAATCCTTGACCTTAGCAATGGGTCTAACTCGCCTGTTGTAAAATTTGTTTGGATGGTAACTGCCCTGGTCATGGCGTTACCTTACATCTGTCAATGGGAAATCTACTATAGCGTAAGTTGGTCTGCCTCTGCCATCTATGTTCATAGCTTGCCTTAGATACCCACCCCTACCATTCTCTGGAGCTGTACCGAGAGCTACAGTTCTCCAATAGTCAGCTTTGGTGATTTGGTCTGTTACTGGCTCTGCTAAATGCCAAGCCATCATATAGACAAGAAGTTGTACGAAGTAAGAAGGCATGACCCCCTCTGTAATTGCTGATGTTACAAAGTCAATGTAGATTGTTTCTTCGTTAGTGGCTATGGTTGGACCACTAGCTGTGTAGAGTATCTCGTAGTTTTGTACTGGTAGTATTCTTGTAGAACTTGAGTTGTAAACTTGTAAGGGTGTTCCACTTATTGCAGTTGATGGTAGGTCATATTGGTATGCCCACTCATTTACTGGGGTAGTGGATGACTC